GAGAACTACATGCGTGATCATTTATTAGACATCGTTAAAAACACTTACGGCTTAGGTATTATCGATTTAGTTAAGATAACAGGAACAGATACAGAAACAACCATCGAAGCAATTGCAGAGGATCGTAGTGTTATTGTACAGGCAAAAGTAAACAATCCAGTGCCAGAGTTTGTTGGTACATTTGGTATGCCAAATTTAAGCAAACTAAGCACTATTCTTAACATTCCAGAATACAAAGACGATGCTAAGATTTCATTAACTAAACAGGATCGCAATGGCGAATCAGTCCCAGTAGGCCTACATTTTGAAAACAAAGCAGGCGACTTTAAAAACGACTATCGTTTTATGAGTTCTGAAATCGTTAACGATAAACTTAAAACAGTTAAGTTTAAAGGTGTTAGATGGAATGTTGAATTCCAACCAACTGTTGCTAACATTTTACGTTTGAAATTCCAAGCAAGTGCCAACAGTGACGAAACTACGTTTACTGCTAAAACAGAAGGCACTGACTTAAAACTATTCTTTGGTGATCATAGTAGTCACGCTGGTAACTTTGTATTCCAAAGTGATGTTGCAGGCACATTAACCAAAGGTTGGTCATGGCCAGTTGCGGCAGTTATTAGTATTCTTAATTTGCCCGGCGATAAAACATTCCGTATCAGTGATGAAGGTGCGGCTCAAATCACTGTTGACAGCGGTATGGCAACATACAACTACATCTTACCAGCACAAAGCAAATAAATGATTAAAAATTTAGATATTACTAGCCCGCATTTGACTAGTAGCGCATACAGCACTCCGTACATTAACAACAACGGGCAGAGTGCTGGTACTGTGCGCTACAACACCATGACACAACAAATGGAGGTGTTTGATGGTATTAGTTGGATTAACATTAGTCAAAATGCTAGTATTGGTCTAAGCTGGACTGCTGATGAAGCTATACGTTGGGCTCAGGAAAGAATGCACGAAGATCGCGATCTTAAGGCTAAGATGGAGAAATACCCAACACTTAAATCAGCTTACGAACAGTTTAAGATGATAGAAGCGTTGGTCTACGAGGAAGAAAAAAGTGGCACATGAAATAGATAATTTAACCAGTAAACAAAAAGACTATGCTGTCTTTTTACCTGCACTATCAGGTTTTTATGCTACCTACGTAGGCAAGCAACGTTTCCCCGATCCTGTAAAGGGATTATATGTTGATTCTACTCGGATGCCAGCGGACTTTGAAAATGGTATAGAGGGCTTAAACTGGCTTAACCCTGATGCGGCATACTTTCCATATCACTGGAGTCTATATTCAGCAGGTCACGCAGAATTGGATGTTAATAAGTTTAGCCCAAAAGAAGATATGGTGCGTAATAGAGATCGTAGCCGTAGTTTTATCTTAGGTGACTCGGGTGGTTTTCAGATCGGTAAGGGTGTTTGGGAAGGTGATTGGAAGAATCCTAACTGTCCTAAAGCACAGAAGAAACGTGAACTAGTTCTTACTTGGATGGATGCATACATGGACTATGGTATGTGTTTAGATATCCCAGCTTGGGTAGCTCGTAGTCCAAATGGTCGCAAAGCAACTGGTATTAATACATACGAAGAAGCTGTACAAGGCACTTATATTAATAACGATTGGTTTATTAACAATCGTAACGGTAACTGTAAGTTTTTAAACGTATTACAGGGCGAGAATCACGCAGATGCAGACGATTGGTATGATCGTATGAAGAAGTATTGTGATCCTAAACAATACCCAGGCCGGCATTTTAATGGTTGGGCTATGGGTGGACAGAACATGTGTGATGTACATCTAGTATTGCGCAGACTTGTTGCATTACGCTTCGATGGTTTATTAGAAGAAGGGTTGCACGATTGGATGCACTTCTTGGGCACAAGTAAACTAGAGTGGGCTTGTTTGTTAACTGATATACAACGTGCTGTCCGTAAGTATCATAATCCTAAATTTACAATTAGTTTTGACTGTGCAAGTCCATTCCTTGCTAGTGCAAACGGGCAGATTTATACCCAGACCGAAGTTGAAGATGGTAAGAAATGGGTATATCGTATGGTTCCTAGTGTGGACAATAAAAAGTATGCACTGGATACACGTAGCTTCCGAGATGCTGTGCTACAAGATGGTAAGTTTAAATCTTTTACAGAAAGTCCAGTTAGCGCACGTATTAAAATTAACGATGTTTGTATATATCACGATGGTGTACGTAAAACTGTTGCAGAATTAAACGGTGAACCATTTGATGTGACTAATCAAGATCATTATACTACATTACCTGCACTTAATAAGATTAACAAAGTTGGTAAAACTTCTTGGGATAGCTTTGCTTATGCTATCCAAATGGGGCACAATGTCTGGAGTCATTTGACTAGTGTACAAGAAGCTAATCGTCAATATGACCAGGGCATCCGCCCAGCTATGTTATCAGCTATTACTGCTGATAAAAAGTCACACAGAGCATATGATTTAATCTACTTTAGAGACATTGTTGATGCTATATTTGCAATCGACAACAGAGCAGATGCAGAAGCAATGATAGAACATTACAATCAATATTGGATGACTATTCCAGGTTCGCGTGGTGCAGTTGGCAAGAAGACCATGAACACCAGTACTACATTTGGTAATTTATTTGAAGAAGTAGAGGCGCCCGAAGTTGAAGAAGAACATCATATAGATGATAGCGGACTCGACGAAACAAATCTTAATAACCTAGAAGCTGGGATGGAGGAATAGTTGGCTAATAAAATTTTCCCTATTAATACAGCAACCGCGTGTCAATTAAAATGGGTATGGTCAACTATCTTTCTAGCTAGCGGAACAACTGCAAGTTGTCACCGTACTAATCATCATAAATTTGATTATAATACGTTTAATTTCCATAATACTCCTTCAAAAATTAAAGATAGAGAAAAAATGCTTGCAGGAGAGTGGCCGAATCGCGGATGTGAATATTGTAAAAATATAGAAGATAGTGGCGGAATAAGTGATCGTATTACAAATTTAGATCTGTGGGAGTTCGATCCTTCAAAAGAATTACAAGCCAATAATATAACTACTACAGTTACTCCTCAGATATTAGAAATATATTTTAATAATACCTGTAATCTAAAATGTACATATTGCGGTCCATATTTCAGCAGTTTATGGAATGATGAATTAAAAAGATTTGGCGACAAAACATTTGTAACTGATATAAATTATGAATCAAACAAACAAAAATGTTTTGATTGGTTAAAAATAAACATAAACGAACTTTATCAATTAAACATATTAGGCGGCGAACCACTATATCAAGATGAGTTCGATCAATTACTTGATGTACTCGAAGATACACCTGCGCCTGAACTAACATTAACTTTTTTTTCAAACTTAGCAGTTACACCAGATAAATTAATTTCAAAAATTGACAGAATAGAACAATTAATTAATAAAGGCCATATTAAAAAATTAATGATCACTGCCAGTTTAGACTGTTGGGGTCCCGAGGCTGAATTTGCTAGATTTCCACTTAATTTAAAAACATGGGAAAAGAATTTTAATTACATACTAGACAAGGAATGGATTAATGTAGTAATTGGTAGTACAATTACTCCACTAACAATTAAAACCTTATATGTATTATTAGAAAAAATTAACAAATGGAATGAAGTACGACCAATATATTGGTATGGTAACAGTGTTAACGATCCTGATTTTATGTTTATAGATATGTTTGGAGATGTATTTAGAGATGATTTTAATCGTGCTATTGACTTAATGCCAACAATGTTCCCCGAACATCAATCGATAAGGAATTACCTAATGGGTATCAGGGATCAAGCAGGTAGTACTGGAATTAACTTGACACGAATTGAAAAATTGTATATAATGTTAGAACAATCAGACTATCGACGCAACACTAACTGGAGAAAAGTGTATCCTTGGTTAGTAAAATTATTTCAACAACATATAGGGAAGAATTAACATGGATGCAGATAAATTGCCGCATCGTATTGCACAGTTAGAAGAAAAACACCGTGTGATTAAACAACAAATTGCTGACGGGTACACTCATTATTTAGATGATGTACATCTAGGCAAAATGAAGTTAGAAAAATTAATAATCAAACGTCAAATCGTAGAAGCAAAAACAAAACTTAAGGCACAACAATGAAAAGTTTAATCGTAGGTATGGGTATTGGTAACTTATATAATGAAGTATTGACTAACTTAGGTCATGAGATTGTAACAGTTGACTTAGATCCAAGTAAAGCAATGTACACAAATGTGGAAGATGCTGTTGCGGCACATGAATATTTTGATACTGTACATATTTGTACTCCAAACTTTACACATGAACCTATTGCCAGAGCTGTCGCGCCATATGCCAAGATTGTGTTTGTAGAAAAACCAGGATTTAAAACTTGGTTAGAATGGAAGTCTATTTGCGAAGCATTTCCATACACACGCTTTATGATGGTTAAGAATAATCAATGGCGCGAGAACATTCGAGAGTTACGTAGACTTGCTAGTAATTCTGTTACTATTAACTTATTTTGGATTAACAAGAATCGCGTGCCCGGACCAGGCACATGGTTTACCACTAAAGAACTAGCCTACGGTGGAGTTAGTCGTGATTTAATGACACACTTACTAAGTTTGTTTCAAGCACTTAACTATTCATACAAGTCCACTCCACTTATTAGCGCCAGCGCAGAACAACGTTATAGCTTAGAAGATGTCAGTGACACTGAATACGGTGCTGTTAAAGCAGATGGCATCTACGATGTAGACGATGTATGTAAGTTTATATTTCAAGGTCCGCAACGTACATGGAATTTAATTGCTGACTGGCGCAGTACTAGTATCGAAGAACGTGCTATTACGTTTGAAATGGTAGATGGTTCAACCGAACGCTTTGAACTAGGTCTGTGTCCAGCAGAAGCATACCAGGCAATGATTGCAGATGCAGTAGATAACCTAGGTAATGATAGCTTTTGGGCAAAACAACTTGAACTAGATTTATGGATACATTCTGTAGTGGAAAAAGTTTGACATCAACAAATAATTTCCTATTAAGAAATACATTAGCAGGTGTCACTACTAGTTTGGCCATGGTGCCAGAGGTAGTGGCATTTGCTTTACTAGCACATGTTAATCCATTGGTTGGATTATATGCCGCATTTATACTAGGATTAGTGGCTGCAGTGTTTGGTGGAAGGCCAGGGCTTATAAGCGGTGGTGCAGGTAGTCTAGCAGTTGTTTCCGTTGCGCTAGTAGTTACACACGGAGTAGAATATCTATTTGCTAGTATTGTACTAATGGGTATAATACAATTGGCATTTGGTTACCTGCAGATGGGTAAACTAATTAAATTAGTTAGCTCGACTGTTATGACTGGTTTCGTTAATGGTCTTGCACTTGTTATTTTTCTAGCACAGTTTCATCAGCTTAAAACAAACGGAGTATGGCTACAAGGACCTCAATTATACACAACCGCAGGACTGATATTATTAACAGTTATAGCAGTAGTTGCGGCTCCAAAACTTATTAAACGTATGCCAGCTAGTTTATTTGGTATTGTTGTAGCTACTGCGGTAGCATTAACTTTCAATCTAGATACACATTATGTTAAAGATATTGCAACTATATCTGGAGAATTTCCTAGTTTCCATATACCTAATGTACCATTTACATGGGCAACCTTAGCTATCATTGCTCCATATTCATTTATACTTGCGGCCATTGGTCTAATAGAAACCTTACTAACCGCACAACTAGTTGATGATTATGTACATCACCACAAACCAATCGGCAGTACCCACCCAAACAAAGAAAGTATGGCACAAGGTGCAGGTAATCTGCTAACTGGATTATTTGGCGGTATGGGTGGATGTGCAATGATTGGGCAAACTGTGATTAACTTAGAAGCTGGCGGCTTTAATAGATTAGCTGGCATAGTACAATCATTATGTATACTTGCTTATATTTTATTTGCCAGTGTCGTAATTGAGAATATACCAATGGCGGCACTAATTGGAGTAATGTTTGTTGTTTGTTATCATACTTTCAATTGGAAGAGCCTAACATTAACACAGCCAAAAGAAGATATGATATTGATATTGACAGTGACTATATTAACTGTTATACTTAACTTAGCGTATGCAGTTTTAATCGGAATTGTACTAACCAGCATGTTACATTATTGGAAACATGTTAATAAAAAGGAAGTTGCGTGAGAGTAAAATTATTATGTACAGATGGCGAAGGCACATTTAGTGAAATTGCCTGGGATAAGCCAGAAATTACAGCAGATGATATCGAAGTACGTGCTGTACTAACAGGTGTTTGTCGTAGTGATATCGATATGATGCAGGGCGAGTTCGGGCCACTGCCAATTAGTATGCACGGACACGAAGGGTTAGGTCACGTTACTAATGTTGGTGCTAATATTACTGATGTGAAAGTTGGCGATTATGTTGCTACACGTGGCGAACCTGCGTATGCTGATATGTATAACGTTAGAGCACGAGAATATGTTCAAGTACCAACCGCAGAACCTAAATACATATTAGAACCAGTTGCCTGTGGCATCAATGTAGTAAATCAAAATTTACGTGATGTTGCTGAACGTGCCGGTGAAGGTCGACGCTTGTTGATATTAGGTAGTGGATTCCTTGCGTGGGTAGCGTATAATACATTGTTAATCAATCATTTAGAATTTGACATTACAGTAATTGGTCGCAGTAATCAAGACTTGTGGCAGGGTAAATTATCTCAAGAAATTACTGGTGTTTATGATGTTATTATTGATTTAACTGAGCGCACCGATTACTTACAAGGTGACTGTGTTGCAAATAATGGATTAATTATTATTGGTACAGACAAACATATTAATCAAACATTTGGACAATTGATTTGGAAAGCTGTTACTATTAGTTTTCCGAGCCCACGCACACCACGCTTTTATGAAGCAATGGTGTTAGCACGTGATTGGGTTGCTTCTGGTCAATTAACTGTTGACAAGTTCTGGACAAAGTCGTATAATAGAAAGACAGAGTGGCAATCTGCATTTGCAGATGGCGTTAATAGACCAGCAGGCTACAGTAGAGGATACATTAAGTGGGATTAAACACAGAAGAACGTCAGGAAGTAGTATATTTTACAGGTTATGAAGTAGAGCATACTATATGTTATGGTATGAAAACTTTGTTTGTAGTGGGTACTCCGCCTGTAGAAGAAATACTTGAAAAAGCTCAAGCAAATGAATGTAGTCACATTTACTTTGGTACTAGTCAAAGTTTTAATCCGCAAGCAATGACCTATGAAGAATATAAGCCTTGGGATGATGTTATTCTTGAATGTTTAAAGAATGACTACTGGGTTAGCTTAGACTTTGGTGTAGAACACATCGAAGGTGTTATTGAAAGCGGATATTCCGAATACGCTAGATTTGTTCCTATGATTAGTGTTAAATTACCCTACATTAATCAACTTAACTACAATGCTACACTTAAACTTGATGACATTACGTGGGGTAAAACTAATCCCGGCGTATGGACACATCATTTACAAACGCTAATGGGCAAAGATAAATTTACCTATTGGGATCAATATACTCAAGATACAGAGATCAAATAATGATACAAGAAGAACGTGAACAAATAGAACGTATTAAGTTTAATGGAATACGTACAACTTATATTAAAGTTAGAACTGAATTTGAAGGGTTTCATTACTACCCTAACGCAGGTACTATTGATTCGCGTATCAAATTTCTTGAGAATGAACATCGACATATATTCAAAGTTGAGGTGAAAATATCAGTTACGCACCTCGACCGTGAATTAGAATTTTTCTTAGTTAAATGGGCTTTACAAGAATTTATTAAAGCAGGCAATCAAAATCACAAATCGTGTGAGATGATTGCTGTTAACATTTTAGAAAATCATTTAATACCATTGTATGGTAATAGATCTTATACTGTAGTAGTATCCGAGGATGGGGAATCAGATGGTATTATTGAATTTGTTCCACAGCTTTAATTAGTTCTTCTAAAGTTATTGAACAACTTATACGTTTAGATCTATTATCAAACTTAGGTAGTAATTCTAAATTAGCATAATGCCCTATAATTTCTGGAGAAATATTTTGTTTAAACCCTTCAGTAATGCTAAATTTATGATCTAATTCAAAGTTAGCACCTCGTTCTAAATTTTGAGGATTAATTTTATTTTGATAGTGTGTCCAACTCTTATAAGTATGATTAAGGACTTGTTCTCTATACAATTCCCACTCAGTTTTTAGTTCCTTGGAAATAGCAATACCATTTTTAATTTTTGTATATGTTGCTTCGATGTAGCAAGAAGGATTTCGTTTAATGGCCTTAGCTGATTGTTTTTGTTTAGTCTCATTACTATGAGTCTTATTATACATAGGATTATTTTCGCCGGAATGCCCGCCTCTAGTAGCAATTGCTTTCGAAATTTTATTACCCTTTGTAGCAAGCCAACTACGATCGTTATGTCGTTCTTTAAGAACAGCATTTCCCCTCTCGCTCATCAGTTTTATATGAGCACGTCGTTGTTCTGGAGTAATTTTACTATCTCTAGATGCTTGTGCTTTTTTAATAAAACCAGGGCATTGAGTAATTTTCTCAACACATCTCATTTTTTTGGAATTATAACTTATGTAAAAGGCTTGACATCCGCACAAATAACACGTATTATTAACATTAACATTAGTAAGTTTAGGCATAGTTCTATCTCTCTATTGTTATTATTTATCTCAGCCGTCACTATTTAAGGAGAATTTTCCGTGGCAAATCCAGTTTGGCTTAAAAAGTATCTTACTATGAAGCCCGAAGTAAGACAAATCTACAACGATTTAGATGCATGGTGCAACTACTGTCGTTTCCACATGATCAAGTATGATGAGGCTGATTTATATGTTAGCCCAGCTTACAAAGAATGGCAGGAAAAACGCAAACGTCGCGAACAATGGCGCCAACAACAAGGGCAAACGCAGGGTTATCAAGGACGTAGATAGCATGACTGCTTACAGCAAGTCGAATATATCGATCATTGGTGAACAAGGCGATCTCGCTAAGGCATTATATAATAAGTTGATATTAGAACACCATGTAATCTGTTATGGAAAAAATCAGTATGATTTTCTCAATAAAGATAATATTTCTACGTTAGTTGATAGTATCCATCAAAGTGATATTATAATTAGCTGTCCTGGAGTTTTTGCTTCTGCTGACAGCTGGGAGACGTTTACTATAAATGCTCTTGCGCCAATTTATCTATTAGAAAAATTAGTAGAAAAACAATCCAAAGCTCATGTTATAATTGTGGGTAGTCATGGTGCTATGTGGACTAGTTGGCCAGGAATCTCAATGGGAAAATTGGCTTATAATGTCAGTAAAGAAACTATACAATCTTTTACTACAGGACTAAGCCAGTCTAATTTATCTGATCTGAAATTATCTGTGTTTAATCCTAGCGTATTCCAAAGTAAAATAAATGGATATCAAGGTCATCCTATCGATATTATCGTAGATGGTATTATACATGTTATACAAGCTCCCGCTCCACTATTAATCTACGAATATAATAATTATCAAAATGCTAGTCGATAAAATATCTCAAATTGAATTAGAATTAACTACTAAATGCAATGCTCGTTGTCCGCAGTGTATACGTAATTATTATGGGTCATATACGTGGCCTAGTTTACCTATTGTTGATTTAGATATTAATACACTTAAACAATCTATTAATTCTGAAATTTGGGAAAACTTAGATCATCTGAGATTATGTGGCACTTACGGTGATCCATGTATGCATAAAGATCTTATTAAAATAGTAAAATGGATTAAAACCGTAAGCCCTGCAGCTATTACTATCAACTCCAATGGTGGAATTAGAAACCCTAAGTGGTGGGGAGAACTTGCTGGTATACTAGATAGCGACAAAGACACAGTGGTTTTTGGATTAGACGGATTAGCCGATACCAATCATCTCCATCGAATTGGCGTAAATTATAATAAAGTTATAGAAAATCTTAAAGCATTCAACCAAGCCGGGGGTAAATCAGTTTGGCAATTTTTGGTATTCGAACATAACGAACATCAAGTTGATATTGCTAGAGAATTTGCACTTAGTATCGGGTGCGCAGAATTTTCTTATAAATTAACCAGCAGATTTGTGGATAAAACCCATAAATTAATAGATAAAAGTCCTGTGATGAATAATCAAGGCGAACCTATTTATTTTTTAAAGCCTGCTAAAAATTCTAAATATAAAAATCAAGGATATGATACCTTTGAAGAAACAACTAAACTATTTGATGGTTATGACAATTATTTAAAAACAACTACCATTGATTGTTTTGCAAAAAGAATGCAATATATAGCTATCACTGCCGAAGGTTATGTTTTTCCTTGTGCTTGGCTGGCTGATAGACTATATGGATACGAAACAGAAAAACATAAAGATCACGAAACCATTTTAAAAATGATTGATAGTATAGGCGGTAAGGAAAAAATTAATTTAAAATATACAGATCTTAATAGTATTATTTCAGGGCCTTGGTTTGAGCTAGTAGAAAATAGTTGGAAAACCAATGAGTTAGAAAGATGTGCGCATATATGTGGCAGTAGAAGTGGGCTGATACAGGCCGCCAGCGAAGGCCAATTTAAAAGTTTAATTGATCCTAAGGTAAAAAAATGACGATATTTTTAGTAGATCTAGAAGCAGTAGAAACTAGGTACACAGGGCAATGGAAGACTCATGTACCTACGTTGCTCGAGGAACATGGGCACGAAGTTTATGTTGTTGCAGGACCTCATGATATTCCAGCGGCTACTACTCCCGGTGCTTTCCTTAACTTTGGCGGTACTAATATCTATAAAGCCAATCAAGTTGAACAAATAGCAAGACTATTCACAGAAGGTAGGATTGTCAAAGGGGATCATTTTATCTTTACTGATGCTTGGCACCCTGGCATCATTAATCTTAAGTATATGAGTGAGCTACTGGGTATTCCTGTAACTATACATGCTCTATGGCACGCTGGTAGCTATGACCCACAGGACTTTTTAGGTCGTCTTATTGGTGATGCCCCGTGGGTACGTCACGCAGAAAAGAGTTTCTTTCATGCTATCGACTATAACTACTTTGCCACTGACTTTCATATTGAGATGTTCTTTACTAATCTATTAAATGATTATCCTACTGAAAATCCTTGGTTTGATGAAGACCTAGCAGAACTACGTGCAGGTACACTTACAGATAAGATTGTACGCAGTGGATGGCCTATGGAATATATGCCAGAAACTATTACACCTTATAAGACTGCTAAACGTGACTTAATCTTATTTCCGCATCGTATAGCACCAGAGAAGCAAGTTGAGATATTTAAAGAACTTGCGGCTGCACTACCACAGTATGAATGGATTGTATGTCAAGAGCAGAACTTGACAAAAGCAGGCTATCATACTTTACTAGGTGAAGCTAAGATGGTATTCAGTGCTAACCTACAGGAAACATTAGGTATTAGTATGTATGAAGGTGCCTTAACTGATGCTATTCCTATGGTTCCGGATAGATTGTCATACAGTGAAATGTATGCTGAGATTTGGAAGTATCCTAGTGAGTGGACTGAGTCATATAGCAGTTTCTTACATCATAAATCAGAACTATGCAATAAGATTGTGGAGTTTATGACTGACTATGATGAATATGCTAAACTTGTTCCACAACAAGCACATAGTCTACATCATGATTTCTTTTCAGCAACTAAACTATTAGCTAATATCAAATAATGAATGCCTTTGATCCAATATACCAGTTTGAACAAGCATTAGGTGCGCTTACGGGTGCACCTTTTGTCGTTATGACAGATTCGTGTACACATGCACTAGAACTGTGTCTACGTTACGACAAGGTAAAACGGTGTCGTTTTACGGCATTTACCTACCTTTCTGTGCCAATGACCATGCATAAATTAGACATTTCGTATGGTTTAGTGCCTGATAATGAATGGGTCGGAGAATATCCCATACTTGGTACACGGATATGGGATAGTGCGAGATTGCTACGTACAGGTATGTATCGTAGTGGGCAAATGCAGTGCTTGAGCTTTGGTCACAGCAAGCCATTGGATATTGGTCGTGGTGGTGCTATCTTGCTAGACGATGAAGTTGCCTACAACAAACTTATACAGCAACGTGGCGACGGCAGAGACTTAAAGATAACACCATGGGAATCACAAAAGGTATTTGAAGTTGGCTATCATTATCGTCCAACCATAGAAGAAGCAGTACAAGCATTAGAAAAATTACCGTTGGTTAATCAAGAATCTAAATACGTTGTGTATCCAGATCTTAGAGAGATAATTATAAAGGATTAATATGAAAGTTTTTATCACAGGAGCTAGTGGATTCATTGGCTCCCATTTTGTTAAAGTATTAGAAAATAACCATATGGTGCATTCGATGCAGTCGGACTTATTGGAATTTTCAAAAGTTAGACAAGAATTATTCGACTTTGACCCCGATGTGATTGTACACTTTGGTGCGAGAACCGAAGTCGAGCGTAGTTTTTACGAACAAGTTACTTTTAGTCAGGTTAATTATGTCGGTACTGTAAATTTAATCGAAAGTGCCGCTAAACTTAAAAATCTAAAAAATTTCGTATTCGCTAGTACAATGGAAGTGTACGGCTGGCAGCCAGTGAGTGATATAATTAAAGAGAAGGGATATCTCAAAGATATTCCGATATTTGACGAAAATACTATCCCAAATCCCAATGCTCCGTATGCTGTTGCCAAATATGCTTGCGAAAAATATTTAGAATATGCTCACAGAAGCTTAGGTCTTCCATTTTGTGCTATTAGACAAACCAATACATACGGTCGTAAGAAGAATGATTTTTTTGTTGTAGAACAGATTATTACACAAATGATGAAAAATCCTAATATTATTAACTTAGGATACGATACTCCATATAGAAATTTCTTATATATCGATGATTTACTAAATTTATGGTCTACTATCATTGAAAATCCAGATAAAGTAAGCAATGGTTATATTTTTACTATAGGACCAAATAATCCCATTCAGATTAAAGAATTAGCAAATGTTATTGCTAAGAAATTAGATTGGCATGGCGAAATAAAGTGGAATTCAAAACCTGCTAGGCCTGGAGAAATTTATCTATTAAACAGTGGCCACGAATTGGTTACCAAAATAACTGGATGGAAGCCGACTGTAGATTTAAATAACGGGTTAGATAGAACCATTGATCATTGGAAAATAGAGTTAAGCAAATAAATGCATAATGTCTATCTATTCCAGCCACAATATGCTGTAGAATTTCGAGAAGAAAAAAATTATTGGTTACCATATAGTGCTGGGTGCTTATGGAGTTATGCTAGCCAATTTACTGATATAAGAGAAAATTTTATTCTTCGAGAATTATTCTTTAAAAGACAGCCTATCGACGAAATATTAGATAGGATCGATAATCCGAAAGTTTGTGGATTTAGTTGTTATTTGTGGAACGAACGGTATAGTCTAACATTAGCTAAAGCGATAAAATTGCGATGGCCGGAATGTATAATTGTATTTGGTGGCGCTCAGGTCAGTGGCCGTATGCTTAAATATGAATTTATCGATTCACTGGTTATGGCAGAAGGTGAAGAAGCATTTACTAAAATTTTACAAGATATAATTGCTAAAAATCCCATAGATAAGCTAACGTCACGAGCACGGCTTCAAGATCTTAATATACCAAGTCCGTATGTCACTGGTGTGTTTGATCAATTAATTATAGATAACCCTAATACTATATGGGCAATGACATTAGAAACTAATCGAGGGTGTCCGTATGCTTGTACATTTTGTGATTGGGGAGGTACCACTTATAGTAAAGTTAAGAAGTTCGATCTCGACAAGGTTGCGGCAGAACTAGACTGGGCAGTTAATCATCGAGTGGCTTATATTTTTAGTGCTGATGCTAATTTTGGTATATTTAAAGAACGAGATGTTGAAATTGCTAAATTGATACGGACAGCGGCTGATAATTCAATTATCGAAACTGTTAATTTACAATTTGCAAAGAATAGTACAGAAATTGTTTTCGAAATTGCTAAAATCATGGGGCCATATAATCGAGGTATTACAGTTAGTGTGCAGAGTATGAATGACCTTACTTTAGAAACAATTAAACGTAAAAATCTTGAAATAAACAATATTAAATATCTATTAGAACTTAGCAAAAAGTATGACCTTAGTACTTACACCGAAGTTATATTGGGATTACCTCACGAAACAAAAGAATCATGGATAAATGGATTATCCCAACTGTTAGAATTGGGACAACACCAAAGCATTGATATCTGGTTTACACAATTACTCGAGAATTCAGAACTTGCCACAGAACAAAGTAGAAGAGAGTACGGTATTAAATCTATATTAGTTAAAGATTATATGAACTTAGACCAAACCGAAGATAGTATACCCGAATATACTGAAATTGTGTGCGAAACTAATACAATGTCTACTGAGGAAATGATTGATTGTTATATGTATACCTGGATGATCATACATTTTCATATTGCCGGGTATACACAAATTATAGCCAAATATGCCAGAAATCTTGAAAATATATCATTCAAAATATTTTACGACCAATTATTTACAGAAATACAATATAATAAATCGCTCGGCGAACATTACCAATCGTTACGAAATACTGTTACTGATTATCTAACTACAGGTACCCTAACAGGAAAACTAGCCGGCGGCCATGCATTGCATGCAGTTTCGTATAAGTTTATGTACGAAAATAGATGCACCGTAGCTAACCTTGCTGTAACTGCATTAAAAAAATTAATACCGATTGTACCATCAGATCTACTGTTACTGCAAGATTTGTTTATTATAGATATAACTACACAATATCCCCAAACCTTACAAACCAATTATAACATCGACACTGGCAGTAAGATGATAACTACCTATGTAATAACTCAACGAATTAAAGAACAAATAGAAGATTTTTATACTATACGGAGAAAAGGGTTAATAAAAAACCTATTATTAATATTATGACATTAGACCACACACAAACAATTTTTGATAATCAAACCTTAAATTATGACTTAGAAAAATATCCATTACCTGCTATAGTATTAGAAACTATTCAACAATTTTATCCAGATGCAACAACACTGGACACATTGCACGAAGTGGTGCCGGCAAATAAAATACAACAATTAATGGTTGACACCACACAGGCTTTACTTAAGAATAAATTTTATGATTACTATGATACTATGATTCAAGATCAGATAGTATCAACGCTAGGCAAGGAAGTATTAATTCAAAAGTTTGGTAATCTTAGAATCCTACCACCAAATCAAGACCAAATTGGAGCAGTATTGCTATTTCATCAAGGTCGGTGGGTGGGTAATGGGTTGGGTTTACGCACAATTTGGATGCCATTCACTGATTGCTATGAAAGTAATAGCATGCAAATGTTAGATTTAGACATTAGTAGAAAAATTACTAGAGAATCTGTTATAGAGAAATGGAGTTATGAAAAATTACAACAAGTCTGTGTAGATAACTGTTGGCCGGTTACATTACAGCCAGGGCAGGCACACTTGTTTTTACAAGAACATATACACGGTAATATCCCCAATAGGACTAATAAAACTAGAGTTAGTATCGATATAAGATTGTTAATAAAAGATGAGCAACCTCATCGTAAATGGCCAGGGGCATATTTCCGCAAATTATTCGATCGAGACTATTCCAAAACTATCCCAATCTTAGCACATGAAAAAGTATTAAATTATTGTGAATACGAAGGCGTTAAAACTAAACATATTGATCTATATTTTCAAACATTAGTAGTCAAATCCTATTGCCAAAAACGTGGATATACTTATCCGTATCAACATGGAGACAACGAAGGATTAAACTATGCGCATCTTGAGTATTTGATATCTAGCAAGAGTGCAGATCATTTATTATTGTTTAGTATTTTTAGTTTGCCAGATGATGCTGCACATCGTATAAGATTACTGACTACTGCATTAGATCTCGGTGTACGAATACATCTGTGCAATGAAGAAATGGTATTAGAATCTTATGAAGATCTTGAAAAAATAGAATATATTCGAAACTTTACAAATGATTGGTCGACTCCAGTCGAACAGCTTAGTAAAGAATTGAATAATTAATTATCAAATAGTTTGACTAGACCTAAATAATAGTGTTATACTAATATATCAGTCGCCAATATCCACTGGCTTAACATAGGAGCAATAAATGTCAGAAATTAAATATGCAGTAAGCGAACGAATTCGCAGTAACTTAAAAGCGAAGAATAAACGCTTCTGGGCAGGTGACAACGTATCTGAATATATCACTGAAGAAGATAAACAACTATTAATCAACGAAGCCACATTGGCTTTTGAAGGAGTGCTAGATGCACTACTAATTGACCGTGAAAATGATCCAAACTCAAAAGGCACAGCACGTAGACTTGCTAAGATGTACTATCATGAAATTATGGCAGGTAGATATGATCCGGCGCCAGATGCAACTGCATTTCCAAATGATAGCACGGATCGCTATGAAGGTATGCTAGTGGTACGTAGTGAACTGCGTAGTATGTGTAGTCATCATCATCAACCAGTTAAAGGTGTAGCCTATATTGGTATTATTGCTGCACAAAAACTAATTGGACTTAGTAAGTATACACGTATCGCGCAATGGTGTGCTACACGTGGCACATTACAAGAAGAATTATGTAATGATATTTCAAGAGAGATTATGAAGGCTACGGGCAGTAATGATGTTGCTGTATATATTCAAGCAACACATGGTTGCTGTGAGAATCGTGGTATTTTAGCACATAGCTCGCTCACACAAACTACAGTACTCAAAGGTGCATTTAATAATGACCCAGGTACTAAACAAGAATTCTTTGATAATGTAAAACTTCAACAACAGTTTGCACCACGATAGGGAATAGTTATGAAATGGTTAGATAATTGGATTCAGCGTTGCTACAACCGTGCTCGTGAGTGTGATGAACTTATTGAAGTTGATGATTGGGATGAACCAAAACGTAGTCGTCGTGGGCGCCTTAGTAAAGGAGGGCCTATTAGTGCTGGCACACGCAGAGTAGAGCATAACTATGATGATGACAGTGTTATTACTTTTAAAATCTACGGCGCTAATGGTGGTAAGATTGTAGAAACATCACGCTGGGATGAAAAGAAAGATAACGAAAGTATTAGACGTTATGTCATTGACGAGAACGCAGATATGGCAGAAAGTTTAAGCAAGATTGTTACTATGG